GTCGGAAACCGTCACGGCGACGCTGTCGGGCGTGCGGACCTTCGACGACGATCTGATCACCGTGCTCGAGGACCGCACCTTGTGGCGCGGCCGATCCGCCCGGCTCTGGACGATGCTCCGCGCCGCGGACGGCACGCAGATCGGCGCCGTGGTCAATTATCATTCCGGATGGATGTCGGCGCCGAGCTACAACCCGTCTCCGGAAGCGCAGACGATCAACCTCAAGATCGAGGGTTATGCGGCGGCGCAGGCCGAGGCATCGAATCGGGATTATAGCGGCCAGGCCTATTACGATCCCCTCGACACCAGCGCGGCGGCGACGGTGGCGGCGGCGAACGGGGTCAAGTCCGGCCCGGGGGCCTCCGTCGACACCAGTGGCAGCCCGAACACCGCCGGCGGCGACCGCCAATATAGCCAGCAGCCATGAGCGCCCCCCCTCGCGCCCTCGACCGGTTGCCCGACTGGGAAGCCAGGCTGCGCGCCTTTCTCGTGGCCGAAAAGGACCGGCCCTACGATTGGGTCAATCATTGCCTGATCTTCTGCGCAGGGGCCGTCGAGGCGGTCACGGGGGCCGATCTGAGCGCGGGGCTGCGCGGCAGGGAGACGACGGCCGTGGGCGCCAGGAAGCGGCTGCGCGCGCTCGGCTTCGCCACGCCCGAGGAATTGCTCGACAGCCTGCTCCCGGCACGGGCGCCGGCCTTCGCGCGGCGCGGAGACCTGGTGATGGGCGCGGACGGTGTTCCGGGCCTCTGCCTTGGCGGGCGCGCGGCATTCGTGGGCGAGGCCGGCCTGCTGGTGGTGCGCGGCCACGACTGGGCGCGGGCCTGGTCCGTGGGCGAGACCTGATCGATGTCGAAGAAGACCCTCGGCACCATTCTGAGCGTCGCGTCGATCGCGCTGATGTTCGTGCCGATCCCAGGCCTCGGTCAGCTTGCCGCGTTCGGCCTCAAGATCGCGGTCAGCTCGCTGCTCGCCGTCGGCCTCGGCGTCGCCTCGAGCCTGCTGCTGAAGGCCTCGGGCCCGAAGGCGCCGGCCCACGCCCAGGACCGCCTGCAGGCCAGCTACGACATCCATGCCCCGCGCAAGATCGTCTTCGGCCACACCGCCGCCGGCACCGACGTCCGCTACCAGGCCTATACGGGATCGAACCAGGAATATCTGGACCAGATCGTCGTGGTGGCGAGCCACGAATGCGAGGCGGTCGAAGAGATCTGGTTCGACAGCAAGAAAGCCTGGAGCGCCTCGGGCGGCATCACCAGCGATTTCACCGGCTATCTGACGATCGACGTCCGCAACCCCGGCACGCGGGTCAACGGCATCGCCATCGACAGCACCTGGACGGCCAATTGCTCGCTGACCGGCTGCACCTATTTTCACGCGCGCTACAAGCTGACCGGCAATTCGAGCAAGGCGCAGAGCCCGTTCGCCTCTTCGATCCCGAGCCGGATGACGGTACGGGTCAAGGGCGCGAAGGTGCCCGATCTGCGCGTCGGCGGCGTGGACCCCGCGAACCAAGCGACCTGGGTCTATAGCTCGGGCGGATCGGACAGCGGGCGCAATCCGGCCTGGGCGCGCCTCTTCTACGAGATCGGGTGGCGGATCAACGGCAAGCTCGCGCTCGGCCAGGGCAAGCCGATCGCCCGGCTCAACCTGCCCTCCTACACGACCGCGGCCAACCATTGCGACGAGAGCGTCGCGTTGGCCGCCGGCGGGACCGAGCCGCGCTACCGGCACGACATGGTTTATTCGGAAAGCGAAGACCCTTCGTCCGTGCTGATGAACATCAGCGCCGCGATGAACGCGGTGCCGACCGACGACGGCGGCAAGATCTCGATCCTCTGCCTGCACGACGATCTCTCCGATCCCGACGTGCTGGAGCTGAGCGACGACGACCTGGCCGATCCCGCCGAGGAGAATTGGGACCCGGAAGCGGAGATCCAGTCCACGGTCAACATCGTCCGCGGCGCCTATACCGATCCGAGCGACACCAGCCTCTACCAGCTCGCCCCGGAGACGGAGGTCGCGCTCGACGACGCTGCGCACGATTATGGCAGCCTGGACGGCGTCCAGCGGATCGCGCCGTTCAGCGCGCCGCAGGTCCAATCGCCGACGCAATGGCAGCGCCTCGCCACGCTGAGGCTGATGCGCAGCCAATATGCCGGCGTCTACAAGGCGAATTTCAAGGCGCGCGGGTGGCTGGGCCGGATGTTCGGCCCGGTCAGCTTCACCCATCGCGGCCTGGGTTTCGTCGCCAAGAACTTCCAGGTCATCGGAATCGGGCTGCCGACCGGGAGCATCGTGCCGCTGACGCTGCGCGAGGTCGATCATGCCGGGTTCGGCTGGTCGACGGGCGACGAGCAGGCGGTGGGAACGGCGACGGCGCCCGCCAACTGGAACTGGGCCAACGATCCGCTGCTCCAGGGGGTGGCGGACCTCGCGAATGCGGCGACGGTCGTTCTCTATCAGAGCAACAACACCGGAATCGCGCCGGCGGTGCCGGGCTCGACACTGACCTTTACGTTCGCGACCGAGGCGCTGAGCGGCACGCTCGGGAGCTGGTCGCAGAGCGTGCCGCCGCCGAGCAGCGGCGCATTCCGTTTCTCGATCCAGGCCGTCGCGAGCGGGCCTGGCGCCACCGATACGATCGCGACCGGGGAATGGTCGACGCCGAATATGGTCGCTTCGGACGGCGCGGGCTTCATCCAGCCCGCGGCGCCGACGGCGCAGGAGAGCGTACCCGCCACCCACTGGCTCGACAGCGACGACGGCTATCGCACCTATGTCCGGGTCGCCGGCTCGGGTATGCTGCAGCTCAATGGCGCCGACGTGCTGCTGAACGGCGTGCCGGTCGAGCTCGCCTGGAGCTTGAGTGTCGACCTGACCCTGGCCGCCCAGGTCACGGTGCAGGCCCCGCTGAACCCCACGATCCAGCGCGACAGCGCCGGAGTCGTTGTCAGCGGGCAGCTGCCGCGCACCCTGGGCGCGCCCGGCCTCACCCGCAACGGCGCGTCGATCACGACATCGGACAGCGTCAGCTACGCGATCCAGAACATCGCCGGCGGCATCGGCGCGGTGACGATCGACACGGCCAACGGCTCGTCGACGAAGGGGCAATCCACCATCCCCACCGGGCTGACGTCGGGTGGCTCCTACGAGATCGTCGCCACCGTCGACGGCGTGGCGCAGCAGCCGATCAAGATCAGCGTTTCGGTGCAGAATGCCACGCCTACGCAGAGCAGCAGTAAGTCGGGATCGACGGATGTCGCCGACGACGTAACGACGACGTCCTACGTCCAGATCGGAAGCATCATCGCCGGCCTGGTCAAAGCCACGGGCGAGACGATCAGGGGCTATTATTTCGGCACCTATCTGAAGGGCACCGGGTCCGCGGGCTCGCGAACGGGGATCGTCAAGTGGCAATACAGCCCGACCGGCGCGGGATCGTGGACCGACCTTGCATCCGGCGTCACCGGATCGGCCTCGACCAGGTCCGGCGAGGGTGGCGTCGATCCCGGCGAGGTGACCTGCAATCAGACCGTCGCGCCGGCCAACGGCACTTACGATCTTCGTCTCGTCGGCGCGATGACGGTGTCGGGCAGCGACATCATCTTCCAGGGCGAGACCGCGACCGTGCTGGTGGGGACCTGATCGTGGCTTTCTGGATCGTCACATCGGCCGACGGCTCATGCCGGCACCAGGTGCGCACCAGGGGTCGCGAGAAGCCGTGGCGCGACGTGCCGGAGGGATGGAGCTTCATCGAGGTGCCCCGCCACAGCCACGACCCGCGCGAGCGCTTCGACGAGACGACGCGGCGGTGGAAGCGCTGTCCGGAGCTGACCGCCGCGCACGAGGCGCGCGAGCGCGCGACGGCCGAGAAATTCGTCGCGCAGCTGCCGGAGGCCGTGCTCGACCTTATCGCGGAGCGGGTGTCGGTCCGCATCCTTGCCCAAACCGAGAAGAAGGAAAGCTGACATGTCCTGGCATGGGACCTACACGAACGTCACCTATTTCGGCGCCACCGACTGGCTGATCGGCGAGACCAATGCTGGCGGCGGCTTCGCCGTCCAGATCACGGCGCTGGTCTACAAGGACAGCGGCGGCGCTTATCGCGTGGGTGGGCCGCTCTACGCGCCGGACGGCACCGCCGTAGCCCCCGCCTACAGCTTCTCCGGCGACACCGATTGCGGGATGTACCGCATCGCCTCGAACCGGCTCGGCTTCGCGACCGACGGCGCGGTGCGGGTGGAGATCGACGCGACAGGCAATGTCGGCATCGGCTATACGCCGGTCGGCTCCTATCGCCTCGAAATTGGCGGCGTGAACGGCGCCAATTTCGTAGTTCGCTCGTCCGGATCGACGCCTTCCGGTTGCCGCTTCTTCATCAACAATACGACCGAGGTCGGCAAGATCGCCTATGACGGCACCAACGTCCTCTTCGAGCTGAACGGGTCCGAGATTTTCCGGCTGACCGCGACGGCGCTGCGGCCCGGCACCGACAACACGCTCTCCTGCGGCACCGCCGCGAATCGCTGGTCGGTGATCTATGCCGGCACCGGGACGATCAACACGTCCGACGAGCGCGACAAGCAGCAGCTCGGCCCGGTTTCGGACAAGCTGCTGGACGCGTGGGCGGCCGTCGAATGGCAGGGTTTCAAGTTCAACGAGGCGGTCGACGCGAAAGGCGACCAGGCTCGCTGGCACTTC